GCCTAACTGGAGCGCGTCGCGCGACGCCTCTAACCGCAATCCCTACCACGGAGGACCGCATGAGAATCACCATCACGGCCGATACGTCCAAGGCCCGCAAGTACCTGAAGGACGCTCAGCAGGCAGCCGAACGCGCCAAGGTGGCCGCGCTGAACAAGGTGGCCGTGACCGCAAGGGCGGAAGCCTCCCGGCTGATCGCAGGACGGCGCGGCCTGAAGGTCGGCACCGTCAAGCAACAGATCCGGATCATCCGCGCCTCACGCGACCTCGCCCGGGCCGAGATCGTGGTGAGCGGCCGGCCGATACCCCTGCGGGATTACGCCGCCCGCCAGACCAAGCGAGGCACGACCGTCGTCGTCACGAAGGGGCAACGCAAGCTGGTGCGGTCCGGTGCCGGCGCGGGATTTCAGATCGTGAAGATCGGGAACAACGTGTTCGTCCGTGAGGGCAATCGCCGGCTGCCGATCCGGAAGCTCTACGGGCCGAGCCTGCCGGCGACCTTCAGTCAGAAGGCCATCACGGAAGCCGTCACGAAGGCAGCCCGGGACGCCTGGCCGAAGCGATTCCGCGAGGAACTGGCCAACCAACTGCGGCGGATCGGCAGGTGAGCGGGTCCCTCTGGCCTGTAGGGACATGCGGGCACCGTGATCGCGATTCTCGTGACGGTCGCAGGTTCTATACGCATGACCGATAAACCGATCCTGATGGCCTCTCCGGCCCTGGCGCGGCTCTTGGGCGTGCATGACAGCCACGTCCGCCGGCTGGCCCGTACTGGCGTCCTGCCGCGCGCTGGTGCCTCTGAGCGGGCGAAGTTCGATATCCGGGTCGCGGTGCCTGCCTTCGTGCGCTACGTGCGCAGCGGGGAGAACGCATCGAGCGATCTTGCCGAGGCAAAGCTCCGGCTGACCGAGGCGCAACGCCGCGACCTCGAACTGCGCACCCGGCAGCGCCAGCGCCAGACCGTGGACCTCGATGAAGTCGCATCCGCCTTTGATGCCGCGATGGTCGAAATTGGTTCCCAACTCGACGGCCTGGGCGGGCGACTCGCGGGCGACCTCGCCGCGGTCAACGATCCGGCCGTCATCCGCAGGAGGTTGTTCGATGAAACCCGACGAATCCGTAACACGGCCGCTGATCGGCTCGAAGCTCTCGCGAGTGCTGACGCGGGGCGCGAGCCTCCTGCGGGCACCGATGCCGAGGACGCCTGACGTGTGGGCCGACGATAACCGCATCCTCCCGCCCGGCAGCGCCGAGCCGGGACCGTGGCGGTCCTCCCGCACGCCGTACCTCACGCCGATCATGGCGGCCGTCGTGGACACCCGGTTTAAGCGGGTGGTCGGAGTCATGGGCGCGCAGATGGGAAAAACCGAACTGCTGCTGAACTGCATCGGCCATCGGCTCGATGACGACCCAAGCCCGATCATTTTTGTGGGCGCATCGCAGCGGCAGGTTGAGTCCATCTCGACCAGCCGCGTCGCGAAGATGATCCGCAGCACGCCGAGCCTCGACGCCAAGTTGGACAAGAGAAAGACCGCCAACAAGGTTTCGGAAAAGTACGTCAGCGGGCAGCGCCTCGGTTTCGCCTGGGCGGGCAGCGCCATCGAACTCAGTTCGCACCCTTGCGCCATGGTCCTGATTGACGAACGCGACCGCATGGACGGCGACGTAGGCGGCGAAGGCGATCCGGTCGCGCTCGCCGAAGCCCGGACGGCGACCTATCCCGATGGCAAGGTCATCGTGACCAGCACGCCAACACTCGAAGGCGCGTCCCCGATATGGGCGCTCTACGAACAAGGCACCCGGTTCGAATGGTCCTGGCCGTGCCCGGAGTGCAACGCCTACTTCGTCCCGCGGTTCGAGTTGCTGAAGTGGTCCGAGAAAGCGACCCCGGCGCAGGCGAAGCGCACGGCGCGCCTCTTGTGCCCGCACTGCAGCGCGCTCATCGAGGACAAGCACCGTACCGCGATGAATGCGGCGGGCCGCTACGAGACGACCGGCGACCCGGATTCGGACTGCGCAAGTTTCTGGGTTTCGGGACTCGCCTCGCCCTGGCGCTCGTGGGGCGACTGCGCACGCTCGTGGATCGAGGCGGTCCGCAGCGGCGAAACCTCCCGGATGCAGGCGGTCAAGAACACCGTGTTCGGCGAGTTGTACAAGCTGCAGGGTGAAGCGCCGGCAAGCGCCGTCGTGGCCGCGCTGCGCGGTGCCTACGTCATGGACGAATGCCCGACCGAGGCGCGCATCCTGACCGCGGGCGTGGACCTGCAGGCGGATCGGCTGGTGTACGTCGTGCGGGCCTGGGCGGAACGGTCCACGTCGTGGCTGATCCGTCACGGCGAGATCTACGGTGACACCCTCACCGAAGCGCCATGGGGCGAACTGGCCGAACTGTTGTCGGCGGAATGGGGCGGCAAGCGGGTCCGCATGATGCTGGTGGACTCCGGCTACCGGCCGCAACCCGTCTATGACTTCGCCCGGCGCTTCCCCGGTCGCGTGCTGCCGTCCAAGGGTCACGACACCCTCGCCAAACCGGTCGCGGTCACGGCGCTCGACACGACCGCCCGCGGCAAGACGGCACCCCGCACGGCACGCCTGGCGCATGTGGATGCCGGCTACTTCAAGGCGTTCGTCCATGGCCGGCTGGCGTGGCCGCTCGACCAGCCGGGCGCATGGCATCTGCCGAGCGACACGACCGACGACTACTGCCAACAGATCGTCGCGGAGGGTCGCATCACAAAGCCAAACGGTCGCGTCATCTGGGTCCGCACCAGCAAGGCGAATCACTACCTCGACGCCGAGGCGCTGGCGTGCGCGGCGGCGCATCTGATGGGCGTGCATTCGCTGCCCAAGGCACGCGCGACCTCGACTCCGGCTGCCGCGCCGAAGCCGGCCCCGATCCCCGCGGTTGCACGGCACCCGACGCGGGAACCGTGGATTCCCCGTCGTGGCAGTTGGTTCAACCGCCGATGACCGCCGTCAACATCGCGGTGGACCCCGGTATGGCCGTCGTCGTCACCGACACGTTGTTGGCCGGCGGGCCGACCCCGCGCTACTCGACCAAGGTCGTCAGCATCCCGCACGCGCGCATGGCCGTGGCCGGGGCAGGCGCGTCCGGTTTCACATCGCAGGCGCGGGTGGCCGTGCTGTCGGGACTGCTCGGCGACACCCTTGCCGAATTCGTGGAACTCGCCCCGACCTACCTGCGTTCCATCTGGCGCGCGGGTGACTGGCGCTATCCGTCCGCGATCTACGTCGTCGGCGGAACGGGCCGGGCAACGGTCGCCGCCTACGAACTGACCCATTGCGAGGACTTCGAGCCGCGCCAGCTAATGCCCGGCGTCTACTTCGCGCCCCCGCCCGGCGCACGGAGGGCCGATCCTGGCCCGCTTCTGCCGGCCCCGTCTCGCGATTCCGTGCCGGACGCGATGCCGCTGGTATCCGCTCCCGTTGCGCTGCAGCCGTGGGCGGAACGGCTACAGGCCATCGTCGCCGCGGTCCCGCGTCAGCAACGCGACGGCCTAGTGCCGATTGGTGGGCACATCGTGCGGACGTTCGTCACGGCCGAATTCATCGAACAACGCATTCTCAGCACGCTGCCGGAGTTGCCGACACCGTGAACGGACCGCGAGCGGCAGCGATTGAAACCTTGCGCACGACGGTGGCGGCGCTGGCGTCGCCCGACCTCTCGACCGAAGCCCGCGCCGCGTTGGTCGCGCTGCACGCCGAGGCGCTGGCCGTACTCGACCGCGGGACCGCCCGGCAGCATCGGCTGACGACGACCGCCCTGATCGCACGACTACGAAAGCTCGAGACGCAACTACGCGACCGCGAACCCGGCGAACGTGCCCGGATCATTCGTGCGCGCATGGGACTGACCCGGAGTCACTACTACGAACTGCGACGTGCGGCGCGGAGTCCGGATAACTGTGGACTGGCGTCCGGTAGGCTCGACGTATGAAACCGAAACCCGTAACTAAACCGAGTCCCGCAATGCTCGCCGAAGTTCTGCGCCTGCAGGATCGCGCGTCCATAGCGGCTATGCGGGCCGCGCGTGCGCAGATGCAAGCAGCTCGCGCCATTGCCGCCCTGGTCCACCCTTCCCGCCGGAGCATTCAGTGAACGCCAGCCAGATCGCCAAGGCATTGAACGACGGTCCCGGCCTGCACGAATTCCACGCGTTGCGCATGGCGTGCGAAGTGCGGCGCAACGAACTGCGCGAACTCATGAAGAACGCGGCGGCGCGTGAGGCGGCGGCGCTGAAGGGGCTGGAAGCCATCGAGGCGCACGACGCGGAACAGGAACGCTACATCAAGGAATTGCCGTTGCTCGACCGGATCGAGATGGCGATTGTCGAAGCCCATGA